ACAGGGGACCTGGACTTGGACGGGTTTGCTGTTGGTTTCGCCTTTGACGCCAGCAAAAGGCAGTTTGATTAGGTTGCGTTCAACCCAGAAAAAAGTGTTGTTTGAGTCTGCGTCCGGAAGGAAGCGAACGGTGGCAGTTTGTCCGTCTTGGATGTTCCAGTGTGCGTAGATTTGATTGTCACCACCACTGATAGTTTGTTGTGATGATGCCTGAAGTTTTGCGCGAATTTCTTGAAGCGTTGCCATAATATTTTTCCTTGATAATTTTAAATGTTATGCCTGTTTCTTCTAGCCTACTGACTAAAAGGAACCTATTAGCATACAACTATTGTATGCTACTTTATTTATACTGTCAAGGAAAATCTGCTATATTTTTTCAAAATAAAAAGTTCCATTGTTCCTATATACTCGTTTCATTCCTTTCGTAGGGCAAGGTCGACCTATCCGTTTTTGAGAGAGCGATTCTTTTTGCTCAGTAGTCCATTTACTACCGGTTGCTCTTCCAGGTTTTCCTTTTAGAATTTCTGAAAGTTTTTTCTTTGTATTTTCCGATACTGGTGCAACTCTTTTATATGTAGATCTATCAGCATTTGCCATTTTTTCTTTTGTTTCTTCAGAATGTTTTCTACCAATGCCTGCTTCTGAAATCTTTTTCTTTGTATTTTCTGAATATATTCCAGTTTTACCTTTGTTCCAAGGAGTAGTACCTTTTTTTGATTCACTCATTTTTCTTCGAGTTTCCATTCCGTGGTTGCCGCCATCTCCTGATTCCTCTTTTAGATTGGCCCACTCGTTATTTTCAACAATATTCCAAAGATTACTGTAATATATTCCCCACTCTTTTACTTCTTCTTTGGACAGACACTCTCTTATAATTTCGGTAGTGTAATTATATCCGTGTTTGTTGAGATGATTAATCCATCGGGCCCCTTTTGGGGCTTTTATTATTTTTGCAACCTCAAGTTTTACCAAAAATTGATCTCAACTCCACTTGATGATTACGATTCCAGAACCACCGTTGCCGGGTTTTGTGTAGTTAGTGGTTGGAGAAGCGGCACCGCCACCGCCGCCAGTGTTTGCCGTACCGGAAACCGCTAAAGTTCCGTTTACTCCCCCAGCCCCGCCGCCACCGTTACCACCAGCCGCCACAGTTCCTACATATGTAGCGCCGCCGCCGCCCCCTGCGTAGTAAACAGTCGAGCCGCTCAAAGTAGACGTACTTCCAATTCCTCCAGCACCCCCGCCAGAAGTATTGCTCGTTCCGTTTGCACCTGTTCCACCGGCACCTCCGCCGCCGCCACCGCCACCGGACGCGCCACCCGATCCACCGTCGTTGCCTTGTCCAAAAGTTCCAGAACCGGGAACTCGATTTGGGGCAGAACCGTAGGCCTCTCCTCCGCCGCCAGACCCGCCAGAATTGCCGGGATAATAAAATCCGGTATAAGTACTGCCCCCACCAAAGCCCCCGCCAAGAGCACCTGTTGAGCCGTTGACCAAAGATCCGATTGCCGACCCACCGCCATTAGTAGAAATGGCCGGCGCAAATGCCCCAACTCCACCAGCACCTACACTAACTGGATAAGCCGTTCCAGCAGTAACAGATACCCCAGACCCCGCTAGGAATCCACCGCCACCACCACCGCCACCCTCACCATAATTAGTAATCTGCGCCCCGCCACCACCGCCTCCACCAACCACAAGATATTGAATTTGTGTAGCGCCAACCGGAGCAACCCAAACACCGGAAGAATAGAAAATTGCCGTGTTGGCGGGGGTGCTTGTCCTTAATTGTGTTGGCGTTGTTGGTTCCAGAGTTCCAGAAGAAGTAAACGTATGGACAACGTAGTTGTTGGTGGAATTAGTGCCTTCGCCAATCCCACCCGAAAGAGTTACCGTTCCGCCAGTAAAATACTGGATAGAACCGGGGTAGCGAAGAACTACGATGCCGGAGCCACCTGCGCCCGGATTTCGGTTATTTGAGCCACCACCACCGCCTCCGCCCGTGTTTGCAGTTCCAGCAGTGGCGGCATATCCATTATAAGAAGCGCCAGAACCCCCACCACCAACTCCGCCTACAGACTCACTGGCAGTTCCTGCGGCGTAATTTCCTCCGCCCCCGCCGCCAGCATAAGCAACTCTGCTACCAGTAATGTCTGAGGCAATTCCAGCGCCGCCGTTTCCGCCAGCGTCTCTTCCATTGATTGCGTTTAACCCAATTGTGCCAGCGCCACCGCCCCCGCCAGACGCCAAGTTTGGATAGCCAACTCCGTTTGCATTGTTGTTGCCTCCAGAATTGCCTTGTCCGGAGATTCCTGATCCGCCGACTTGCGCGCCAATGGTTGTGCCTGCACTAGGACCACCACCAGAACCACCAGAAAGCCCACTATTTGTAACTACTGCACCGCCACCGCCGCCAGTAGCAACAATTCGTCCAGTGCTTGCGCCAGAACTTGTAGCGTCAAATACTGATGCGCCTCCAGAGCCGCCTGACGCAGTATTTAAAGCACTACCACCTGCGCCAACAGTTACATAATAAGAAGATTCGGGCGCAATACCTGCGTAACCTTGAAGCAAACCACCAGCACCACCACCACCTCCCGTCTGTTGTGCGAAGTTATCACCACCTCCGCCAGCACCCCCGGCAACAATCAAATACTCCACAACAGTAGGAGGGACACCTGTCCAATCCGCATTCTTAATTGCTTGAGCAACTTGGCTCAGCGTCCACATCCCACTGTATGCTGGCATTTTGATTATCCTTATGCTGGTAGTACGATTTCAGTCCATGCAGTTGTAGCTTCATTCCATGTATACATCTTGCCATCTGTTGGCATTGGTGTAGGTGGATTCCACAAACATGTTTCTTCATCTAATACCCAACTAGCGTATGGTTTTGGTGGAATAAAAGCATCTCTCTCACTGTCATAAGTGAAGCCGATTCCTGCATAATTCTTACGCAATGGTGTTCCACCTTGTGAGTGTACTCCACCTTGTGTGTTATAACTGGTTTGAACCCAACTAGCAGGATCGCCCCAATGTCCTAGATCTAATACTTCTCGCTCAATCACAATAACTTGTGTGACTATGCCGTTTTCTATTTTTGCAAAATGTGCCATTTTATTATCCTCTTGTATTTTAGAAAGTTATTGAACCACTACTGGTCCATATATAAATTTGATAACCGTTGTTGTATAGTATTTGTGGATTGCCTGCGGTACTCACAGGTGGTGCAGTATTTGTAGGCCAGCGAACGATAACTATGCCGGACCCGCCAAAACCGCCGATTACTTCTTGGTTTCCACCACCACCACCGCCCCCAGTATTTGCAGTTGCGTTTGTTCCTGCTATGTAAATACTTCCTGTGTAATAAGAGCCATTACCGCCACCAGCCGCACCTAATCCACCGGGAAGACTGCCGGAAACATATGACGAACCGCCACCGCCACCAGCATAAAAAACGCGAGACCCAGTAATGGTTGAACACATCCCAGTGCCGCCATTACCCGCGCTTAAATTAACAGAACCGTTCGTACCAATGCTACCACTGCCACCACCACCACTAGCATACCCATTAAGGCCATTTCCACCCGAAAACCCTTGACCAGATACACCTGTTCCGCCAGTGCCACTGCCACCACTGCCACCACCACCTGAACCGCCAGCACTATCATTTGCACCGCCGCCGGTCGAGGTTATAGCGCCAAAAACGGAATTTCCTCCGCTTACACCGCCACTTGCAACTGAGGTGCTACCACCAGCACCTACGGTAATTGTGATGCTTGATCCGGGTGTAATCACATATCCAGCCGCAGTCAAACACCCACCAGCACCGCCACCACCACCACCAAAGTTTGCACCTTGATTACCACCACCGCCACCCCCGCCGGCAACCACAAGGTATTCCACCGTGGCAGTCTTTTGGTCGGTGAAGGGATTAAATGTTGCACTGACAAATCCGCCTAGATAATTATTACTCATAGTGTTGTTATTTAAAAGGTTATGGTGCCACTGCTGTTAAAAGTGTAGACACGGTTCTTGTATCCTAGTCCGGTTGCGAATGGCGAAGATTGGTTCCATGCGGGTAATGTCGTACCAGAATTGGGCGGTGCATTAGTTGTTGAAAAATCCAAATACGGAGATCCAGAAATAGCACCGTTTAAAAATGTTGTTCCCGATACCGCAGTCAACGGAATTGTCGATGGTGTAAATGCACTGTTGTAAAGAGAGGTGCCTTTGACAATTCTCATATTAGATAGATAACCAAGCCAATTCTGCCCTGTTTGAATTACATCGCCAATATTTAATGGGCCGGTTGCATCTAAATTGGCTGTAACTGTTCCTGTGTAACCTTGTGCCCCGTTAATCCATATCTTTAACGTACCCGACTGTCTTGTAACAGCGATATGATTCCATGTATTATACGCAATATTTATTGATGAATAGAAAAGAGTGCCGTTGTAAAAATAAGTTTGGTTTGTACTAGTTCCTACGTTTAGTACCCACGGAGTTGCGCTTGCTCCACTACGAGCGTCAAACATGGGTATTGTACTTGAACTTCCACTTGCCAAATAACAATATCCTTCAACTGTAAAATCACCAGTTCCAAAAGACCACGCGGAATTATAACTTGATGAATATGTTACTTTGGCTATGCTGTTTGGATAATACCAACTCCCAGACCCACTGGTGCTGACTGTTGGGCTACCTGTTGTCCCAGCTGCCGCAGCGTAGACATCAGGGTAACTCACGATGACAATACCGGAACCGCCTGCGCCACCTGCTCCTCCAACACCAAATGCTCCACCGCCCCCACCTGTGTTTGTACTACCTGTTACGCCGTTTACAGTGCCAGAACCGCCTGTTCCCCCGCGACTAACTCCACCGGCTCCACCACCACCAACACCGCCAGAGCCGCCTACTCCGCTACTGTCCGCAGGTCCTCCGCCGCCACCCCCATATGGAGTAACAGTTCCAGAAATCGCAGATGAAATACCAGCGCCACCATTACCGGCAGCAGCAGCCGAAGCGGTTAAACCAATCGTTCCAGCGCCCCCGCCACCGCCACCTGTGTAATTCCCAGAAGCATAAGCCTGCCCACCAGCGTTTCCTTGACCAAAAATACCCTGCCCAACTACGCCATTAACATAGGGGCTTCCACCATTGGCAGCGTTTGACCCCCCGCCAGAACCACCAGAACTTCCACTGCTAGTAGCAGGAGAACCGCCTCCACCACCACCTGTAGCAGATATAGCGCTAAAAACACTGGCGGTTCCAGAGGCTCCACCCGAACCGCCTGTACCACCGGCACCCCCACTGCCAACAGTAACCGTGATCGCAGAACCTGCGGCGACAGGAACTGATCCTTGTAACAAACCCCCAGCGCCACCACCACCACCAATATAACCACCACCACCGCCACCGGCAACTACCAGGTAGTCTACGGCTGGGGTTGTCATTGTGCCAGACCACGCTCGCTGCTGTAGTCCTTGTAGTTGTTGTTTTAAGGTAAAAAGACCTCGTGCCATTGTATACTACCTTAAAAAGTTATTGTGCCACTACTGGTCCAGACATACACGCGCCATGCACCTGCGATGTATGTTTGTGGACTTCCAGTCGTTGATGTCGCGGGTGCTAGATAACTTGGATAACGAATGACTACGATGCCTGAACCACCTGAGGCTCCATTGTCACCTGCAGGGGATGCAAACCAACCCCCACCTCCACCACCACCACCTGTGTTAAATAATCCAGTTGTTGGTTCTATTATATTAGTAGAAGATGTTCCACCCCCACCATTACCACCACCACCACCTCCACCTATACCACCTGCATTTGTACTTACAGAACCAGTATTTCCACCACCACCTCCACCTGCATATTGAATGGGCGTTCCTGTAATTGATGAAACAATTCCTGTTCCACCATTTCCATTTAAAGTAGTAGTACCTGTAATTCCTACAGAGCCTGCACCTCCTCCACCACCTGTGCCATAAATTCCAGAAGCAACACTACTACCACCTGAATTCCCTTGTCCTGATACTCCTAAACCTGCAGTACCCCCCCTAGAACTACCTCCTCCTGATCCACCATTAGAACCATTACTACTTACTGCTTGATGAGAACCATAACCACCACCAGTAGCTGTAATAGAACCAAAGACAGAATTTGATCCATTGGTATTTGCTCCACCTCCACCACCTATAGTTACAGTATAAGTTGTGCCAACAGTAACAGCATACCCTGCAGAAGTTAACACCCCGCCTGCTCCACCACCTCCAGAGCCATTTGAGTTATTTAGTGATCCACCACCACCACCACCCCCAGCGACAACAAGATACTCGACACTGGTGACAGGGCCATTTAGACCTGTAGAACCTGCTGAAAGTATTCCGCCCAAATATCTTTGCGACATTATGTAATCGTTGTTTAGGTTATGGCTTCGTAACTGGCTACTAGTTCTAATGCGCTAGATGTGCCCACTGTGACTACCACGCTTTGACCTTCACCAACATAAAATGCTGTGGTCTTGTCTGTGATGATTAGAGACGCATATGCCGGTACTGAAATTTGATACGCAATACGATAAGCAGTACCTCCGCCGGCTGTGGCACTGTTGACTGATACTGTCACTGTGGCAGCATTGGCAGTTACGTTACTGGCTACAATACTTTCTACTTTGTTTACCGTACCGGTGGCTGGTGTTAGTGCTGTCCAAGTGTTAGCACTAGTGTTGGCAGGAATCAAATATGTGGTGTTGCCATATATGGTTGATGCCGCTATGATATTTGGATTGGCCATTTTGTTTAATCACTCCCGTAAATTGTTGCCAATGCATAAGTCTTGGCTTTTAATATTCCTGATGCTACGGTGGTATTTAGCAGCACTAAATCGGTCAGTGCTAAATCCATGTCCGATAATATAAAAATTCTTCCTAACTGTGCAACAGGTGTAGTAACACTCTTACTAGACGCACTGAATGTGCTGGTTCCTACAGCATTGGTGGCATACACAGCAAAGGTGTATGTATTGCTGGCCAATAATCCATTGACTGTAATAGTTCCACTTTTTGCAGTAATTGACGTGCCAGTTATGCCGCCTGGTGTGGATACCGCAGTATAACTGGTAATGGTGCTACCACCATTGAGTAGCGGTGCCATATAACCAATTTTTACCGAAGTATTGGTTATTGTGGTTAGGTTTGCTATGATTGGCGCATCTGGTACTGCAGGTGTATAGGTGATACCAGTTATTGGAAATGCTGTAGTCGGTGGCGTAAAGTTTGCTGTGTAACGGGCTGTGCCGTTAGTAATTCGTAAGTCTTGTATATAACCATTTAAATATTGTTGTCCGCCGTCGGGGTTGTAGCCAACCGCACAAATGCCATTTGATGAGGTTAAATTATGACTATTTGTCGCAGTGCTTCCAACTTGTGTTCCGTTCACAAAACATCTAATATTAGATCCAGATCGAGTAACAGCTATATGATACCAAGTATTTGAAAGCAATGTAGTACTAAATGTCATTCCTGTACCTAGAGTTCCACTATTGCCTGAATAAAATCTAATGTAGGGACCAGAGGCTCCCATATATTGTAATATCCAGGCATAATAATTACTAGGGCCCCATTTTCCTACAATAGAATAATCAACTCCGGTTGCATTAAGAAATAACCAAGTTTCGACGGTAAAATCGCCTGGTAAATTCCAACCAACTGATGATGGCGTAGTTAAATAATCCGTACTGCCGTTGAACTTCATGCTGGTTGGTGCCCACTTATACTGAGTAGTACTGACCTGAGCAGTGCCTGTGGTAGCTATGTTGTTTTGTACCACAGCATCATATATACCAGCATTGGCAAAGTTGAGTAGAAGGGCAGTATTGCCTGCGGCAAAACTTGTGTTAACATTGGTGGTGCTGGAATAACTGGCAGCACTGGTAGATCCAGCAGTGGTCAACGGTGCTAGTGTTGGGGGTGTAAATGTGCCTGTATAAACTGCCGTCCCATTAACAATTCTAAAATTAGTTATGTAACCGGAAAAAGGATAGTTGCCGTTTGGATACGCGCCAATTCCTAGTGTCATGGGAAATGTCGCAGAAGATGTTCTTGTTCCTGCCGCTACCCCATTTACATAGCCAGTTACAGTAGATCCGGATCTAACAATCGCAACATGATACCAAGTATTTAATGATGCTACAAAACCAAAAATATTGGCGTCTGTCGTGCCATTTCCGCAGTTAAAATTAATAGTTGAATTCCCACCGGGACCAAACTGTCCATAAATAGAATCTGGTCCGGTTCCATTGTTATTAAACGCAGTAGGATAACTTCCATATGCGGTTGGGTTCATCCAAAATTCTAGTGTGAAATCACCCGAAAGACTCGATCCTCCGGTTTTAACTAGGTAATCCGTGCTACCATTAAAATACCCACTCCCACCATATGTAGATGCGCTATAGGCCGGGCGAGTCGCAAAAGGTTGGAATGCTTTTACCTGGGGTGTTCCTGTGGCTGTAATGGTAAAATTGTTAGTGCTATTATCTTTAAATCGATTATCTTGGCAGGTCAGCAGAACTGTGTTTGTGATAGCAGTCAATGGTGTTGTAGGTGGCGTAAAATTACTTGTATATACAGCAGTTCCGTTTACAATTCTAAGATTACTTATGTAAACGCTAGATGTTGCACTACCGCCGCCAATTCTTACATAACTCGGACTTGAATAACCTAAAGTAGAAGTATTTGTTCCGGTTGTACCTAAAGCAGTTCCATTTAGATATACTTTTATATTTCCGGAACCAGATCCGGAACGCACCAATGCAACATGGTTCCATTGTGATAAAGGGATAGTTGCTGCTGGCGAAAAAGTTGGGCTTCCACTATTTAAATAAATGTTAAATGTGTTGCCAGTTGGATTAATATTAAATGCAAGATAATTGCCACTGAATTCAACAAAAACTGAACTATCTCCGCCGCTTGATGCCCAATACCACGCTTCGATTGTAAAATCGCCAGCAAATTGAAAGTTTGTGGCAGGGGAAGAAATAGTCAAATTATTTGATGATAAGTCATCAAAATAATTACTCCAATAGCCACTGGGCCAATATGGAGTAAATGAACCTTGTGTCGGGAACCCGTAGCGAGTAATGGTATTAACACCAGCCGAATCTAAAAATGTGTTGTTTGTGGCAGCATTGGTGGTAGTAGGTTCTACCAACAATGATATGTTGGGAAAATTACTATCGGTTGCAACGGATCCGAGAGAAACAACACCAGACTGTTGAAGAGCCAATCCGTTAGTGCGTACAACACCAGTGCCAAATGTTCCTCGTCTAAATGCTGCTGTCATTTTTTAATTTAATTCCAATATCTTGCTGTTATTTATCTTGTATCTGCAAATATATAGCCAGATTATTTCAATCCTGCTAATTTCAATATGCTTTCCATTTCGGCATGAGATTGACCACGAGATCTATGCGGCTCGGCAACCATGCCACTGAGTTCTCGAATTCTAGCCAGCCCATCTACATCGTTAACCTTACCATGTTTTTTGGCCCAACGACGTGTGAGTTTTTCCATAAATTGCTCGGCCATAGCTCTGGCACGTTCGCCCATTTCTTCACCGTATCGGTCTGAAATTTCTTTTTTAACTTCTGTGGCAATATTTTCGGGATCTCTAAATGCGCCTACATCGGGGTTGTCTTCGTTAAAGCGACTCTTGACAATTTCGGCAATCTTACGAATCATGCCCGATCGACTTTCTACTGTCATGGTACTGTTGGGCCATGTTCCTTCATCATTCTCCGCTGACATGATGCCATGCACTGTGGCTGTTCCACGCCCTTCTGGTTGTGTCATTTCCGCAGTGGGTTGTTCTGTGTCAGCAACAGGTGGTGCAGCAGGTGCCGGAGATGGTTGTTCTGCTCCGGCCGCCGCCGCAGGTTCGGGTGATTCGCCTTCCGCATCTGTATAATTAATACCTAATTTATCTAATAAGCCTGGTTGATTTTCTCGGGCCCAAGGAATGAATACATCCTCCATTGGGTCTGCTGCACTGTCAATTCTTGCTTCGTCTTCAAAATTTTGGTTTAGTTCTTCGTTGTCGAGGCCTAGTTCGCTAAAAAAGTTTATTGCTGTTTGCCCATCTGTGCCCAATTCCAATGGTTCTGGTAGCTGTTCTAATGCCTGTTTAATTGCCTCAATTTGATCGTCGGTTAATTCGCCCTTTTCTGTAGCATCTGCCCAATCTTCAAATTCTTTAAATATACCTTCTTTAACAGGTGTATCCTCATCATCGAAATCATCGATGTCATCCTCGCTGACTAAATCTTCTAGTTCAATCTTTTCGCTCATGATGCGATGTATTAAGGGAAAATATTGTGTGAGTTCTTCTTGGAAATTTTTCTGTGTAAATTTACTCTTGTAGTCTTCCATGGTCACAGCATCTAGCTCTGCCATGTCATCATCTAGTTGTTCTTGATTGTTAAATTCTGCTAACCATGATTCATAATGGTGACGCTTGCCTATTGCTGCTATTTTTGATTTTAGTTCTGTTAGTCGGCCTACGGCCCTCTCTGTTATTCCTGTAGCATCATCATGTAGTGTTTGATGTTGTACTTTTCTTTGAAATTCGCCTAGTTGAGCAATTTCCTCGCTCATTTTAATAATAGCACGACCTGCTGGATCGTGCGGAGCACCACCATGGTCCACGTGCTGCGCCATGGCAAATGCGCCTGCTGAATGTATAAAGGGATACTTGAAACGTTCACCGTCTCGATTTTGAATAAAAATTGCCTTGATGTTTTTACGTTGGCTACGTGACCCAGCAAATTCTTCATCTACTGGTTTGTGATGTCTAACAATGACTTCGGTGCGTCCTTGGACAGCACGACTGGTCTTGCGCGAACTCTTGTGGTTCCAACGGCTTTCATTTACAGTTGTCATATCTTCTTCCTTGGGGCCTTGGGTTGCAGCTAGATGCTGAAAATCATTTCGATCTAGATTGTTCTTGGCAATGTCTCTGGTGTCAAATCTCAACAGTCTACGCATGGCAAAAAAACGCATTTCTTTTAAAAAATCATACCATGTCTGTTTAATAGGCCCATCTTGATTTTCCGTAATGCCTTGACTATAATAAACTTTGAGACTGCCTAGGTCATTTAGACTGATGCTGACACGACCTAGGTTGTTGCCTTCGTGGATAAAATCAAAATCAAAAAAACGTGCCGCTGCTGGATCAATGGTCACAGCACCAGTTTCATCGCCCATCTCTAAGTTACTGAAACGACTGCGCACCTTGTCAAACACATCTTGTGAAATTATCTGAATGGCTTTCATCTTGTATTTATATCAAAATGTATTTACATATATAGGCATGGGCATGATCCATTCATCTGCAGCTTCTTCTCGCATTTTATCATAGATACTGGGATCCCATTCTTGCAGTGTCATGGCCATACGTATGGCCAATAGCAAACTGCTGACTAGATCATCATGCGTTCCGGATTTACCAACAAAAGTCAGAGCCTTGGCCACATAGGTTTTTAATTCGCTGATCAACGGCTTGCTATTAATGGTCATTCTATTGCTTTCAATTAAGTGCTTCAACTTGGCGCAGGCTGATATCTTACTATTGTGTGTGGTGTTGAATCCTCTGCGGAATCTACGCACATGACCACGCTTGACTGGCTCACTTAAAAACAATCCAGGCACACTTTCTTCGCCTATCTCATCCATGGCCACCAGTGCTGCTTCACCTATGCTGTTGTTTTCGATACTGTAATATAAACTGGGTGTGACACCTTTCTTTGTGCATTCATTGTTGACATAGTTGCAAATATCTCGCAGCACTCGCACTTGTCCCTGCACAGGAGTAAGGTTATGATGCCATTCACCCGCCTGTTCAAAACTGGGCAATTCCAAAATCTGTATGGCCGCTGGATCTCCACCGGTTCCTAAACTGGGATCCAACGCCACCAGATATGTGTGTTTGGGATTGATCTTTTTATACCAACGGCATTGGCCCATTTTCATTATGGGTTCCTTACCGTCTAAACCGGCCAGTTTAATGCTGCTGATTAGTGTCTCATCGAAAACCAAAAATTCACAATTGTGTTCACGCCTAAATCGTTCTTCTCCGATGCGACTGCGTTCTACTTCGGCCCATTCTTCATCGCGTTCAGGATGTTCGCTCCAGTGTGCCTTAAATGGAAAGAATCCATTCTTCCCCGTTTCTGTACTGTTACCATGCTCGTCAAATCTCTTATTGGCTTCGTGCCAGATCTGTGCAAACTGGTCCTCATCACTGTTAGGGGTCGACGTGATAATGGCCTTACCACCGGTGGCCAGTGTAGGACTAATGGAGGTCCAGAATTCACTGGCGATATTTGGGGGGACGAACGCGAATTCATCGCAATTTTTTGTTATAAAACAAGAGTTTACAATAAATCTA